CCAGCTCAAACCATAATACCGCCGCAATATCCAACATGTAATCACGGATATTTTGCAGGAATTTTGTACAAAAACTAATATTGTAACATCAATGCTAGTAGAGTAACATACTAGTATGGCATTGCTTCTACATCAACTAGTTCAGGAACATTTACCTGCCAAACGCCGCCAAACTCCAAAAGGGTGGATCGTTTTTAACTCGGTATGTTGTAATCATCGAGGTCACGCGCCGGACACTAGATCGCGCGGAAATCTATTAATATCACCCGACGGTAGCATGATTATCAATTGCTACAATTGCGGATTTAAAGCTGGGTATCGTAGCGGTGACATAAGTCATAACTTCGAAGCATGGCTTAAATATCTAGGCGTACCATACAATAAAATACAAGAAGCAAAATTAGAAATATTAAGCAAAAAAATAAACGGAGAGTTTGAGCAGTTCAACACTCCTGAATTATTTAAGATAGAACATTTCCCAGAAGTTGAATTACCAAAACATGCTAGACCAATCGAAGAGTGGTTAAAATCTGACGAAATATCCAACGAATTAATAGAGTGCGTTGAATATCTAGCATCACGCGGCAGAGCTGTAGCCGGCGGTTGGCAATATTACTGGACGCCCATCACTAAGTGGAACTTAAATAAACGAATAATTATACCATTTTATCATAATAATCGAGTAGTAGGATGGACCGGCAGATATGTGAGCAAGTCATCAAAAGATACTCCAAAATATTATAATAGCGACATACCATCTGGGTATTTGTTTAATAATAGAGTTCTAAATATCAAACCTAGAAAATATGTGTTGATAACTGAAGGACCATTAGATGCTATTGCAATCGATTGCGTGTCTCCATTAGGCAGTACTATGAATAAACAACAAATCGCATGGTTAAATTCGTGTGATAAAGAAAAAATTGTGGTACCAGATAGACAGTTAAAAAATCAAGATTTAATAGATACCGCATTACACCAAGGTTGGTCTGTTAGTTTTCCCGATTGGGAGGACAAGATCAAAGATGCCGCGGATGCTAGTGTTTGCTATGGAAAATTGTATACCATATCCAGTATTATAAAAGAAAAAACAACTAGTAGTTTGCAAATTGGTTTAAAACGACAAATGTTGAAAGGTTAATCATGACATCAGAACCGCCAGAGATTAAAGAATACTCCGAAGAAAAACAAAAGATGCTGATTAATGTATTAATGAGTAGCGAAGAAATATTTGTTCGATGTCAGAATATTCTTGATGCTCGTTTCTTTGTGAATAAATTGCGGCCGGCTATGCGATTTATTCTTACACATGCAGAAAAATATCGAGTACTTCCAAAGTTTGAACAAGTTAATGCAGAAACTCGGTTAGATTTTGCAAAAATAGAAAATATTACATCACAGCATCAAGATGCATTTTTAGATGAGATTGAAGAATTTTGCAAAAATCGAGCATTGGCAGATGCAGTATTGAGTGCTGTAGCACTTATTGAGCAAGGCAACTACGGCGAAGTAGAAAAGCGAGTCAGAGAAGCTATTTTGATCAGTCTGCAAAGTGACATTGGTACTAATTATTTTGCAAATCCAAAAGAACGATTGATGAAAATCAAAGATAATAATGGACAAGTTAGTACAGGGTGGAAAGACATTGACGACAAGTTGTACGGCGGTGTAAATCGCGGCGAAATAACAATATGGTGTGCTGGATCAGGTGTTGGTAAATCATTGTTTTTGCAAAATATCGCTATTAATCTTGCCAAACAAGGTCTAAATGTCATATACATCACACTAGAGCTTAGCGAAGGGCTATGTTCTATGCGTATGGACAGTATGTTGAGCGACGTATCTACAAAGGAAATTTTTAAAAAAATTGACGAGGTTGAGATCCGAGTCAAACAAGCAGGCCATCGTAGTGGTAGTTTACATGTTAAACAATTATTGCAAGGTAGTACTTGTAACGATATAAAGGCATATATTAAAAATTACGAAATTGAGACACAGAAAAAACCAGATGTTCTAGTAGTTGACTACTTAGACTTGTTATTTCCAAATAATAAGAAAATTGATCCAAGTAATTTGTTCGTTAAAGATAAATTTGTAACTGAAGAATTACGAGGAATAATGGTAGAACATCAGATGATTGGACAGACTGCGGCACAGCTCAATCGCGGTGCGGTACAAGAACAAGAGCACGATCATAGCCATATATCTGGTGGTATATCTAAGATTCAAACTGCGGACAACGTGATATCAATTTTCGCAAGTGCTGCTATGAAAGAACGCGGACAGTATCAAGTACAGTTTCTTAAAACTCGATCATCTAGTGGAGTAGGTAGTAAAGTAAATTTAGGATTTGATCCAAATACGCTGCGAATATTCAACTTTGATGACGAGAGTCAGGCCACAGTTGTTGGCAATACTGCTGATGTATTTGCTGATATACGACGTAAGAATACTGCCGCCGCGAAAAAAGAAGAAACTTCTACTAAATCAACCGATGCTAATAAAAGTATTAAAGATCTAAGTGCACTAACTGCTTTGGTACGCCGATAGCAGTATTAGCGGTGATGTTGCAGAATATCACCAACTAGTAACATTAAGCTGACGACTATTTTTGGAAATATATCGCTATCGATTGCATGGTCATCACCTTCTACATGGTTGACCATGCTGGCGATGCAAGTTAATGCGTCGTTCTTTTTACCTAACTTAGCAGTATTAATTGCATTTATAATTCCTGATAGTACATGTGAAACTCCGCCAGCTTCATGCTTGCCGTGTATACCAGCAGTTAAATATTTTACCAATATAGTTGCTTGTAATTTAGCAACCGGACTAGTGTCGCTGGCCAATGTTATAGCATCGTTTAAAGTGTCGATAGATGGTAGCGAATTATCAATATCAGCAACAGCTTCAGATACTGGCGGAGTGCCAACTGTTTTGATATCGTTTATTGCTTGCCCTTTCCCTGCTACGTTCAATGCGAGCAAATGGTTGAAAGCAGTAGCAAGTGCCAAAGACTGTGCGGTAGTGAGTGTGGGTGTACCAGATTCTAAAGCTGTTATTGCAGCTTTGAAATCACTTCGCATATTACCAGGAATAGTTAGAATCTGTATAAGCGCACCTACATCAAGATTGCTGGCAACTTTCTGCAAGCCTGCAGGCGCTGTTAACAGCTTATCTACGGATTGACTAGAAGTATTTGGCACCGATTCACCTTCTTCGGCAAACAACATATATTCTTCTAGTTTGTTAACTAGATTTCTAAAATCCTCAGCCATATATTGTGCCATAGTGCGTCCTCAACATGTATATCTATTTATATAAACAATCAATCGTACATAAATATCATATTATCTATCATACAGGATACAACCAGTGAACTCGTTGAAAAACATTATTGATGAACTCGATGCTATAATACCTGCAAAGAGCAAACACACTGTTATAGAAAGTCGGGCAACACATCTGATCGCTAGTGCTATCAATTTAGTAAAATTGATACGTGAAAGCTATACAGCCGAACAGTCTGATGATCTAGTAAAACGGTTGCACCGTAGTATCATCAGTGAAGATGATCGTAAATTTACTCGAAAAATAAAAGAAATAAGGAAAGAACGATGAGTAATTCTAACATGCGGCAGCTCATCGATTTGGTTGAAACTCATCCTACGGTAGCGACAGCAACATTAGACGAAGGTTTAATGGACATTATAAAAAAGGTAGCACCAATCTTAGATCCGGTAGCTCGAGCACGGAATCACGGAGTTAAGGAAGTTAAAACTCTTACAGCAAAAGCAATGCAACGATTTGCACAATACATGGGTCGTAAGAACGTTGATTGGGACACAGTAACTTGGGATACATTAACCAAATATATAGCTATGGCAAATCAACTTAATGTGCCGCCAGCTGATATTAAGCAAATCATAATGGATCCAACGACTAGAACAAAGTTGAAAACGCAAGTAACAAAACTAGCCGGAGCAAAGTTTCCAGCTACTACATGGTACGGTATTGGCAAACCGATAGGTGGTAAACAAACTGACGATGCAATTGGATATCAAGTTGCACAACTTATAGTTGCAGAAATTATGGGATTAGCAGTGATCAAACACTTAGAACAGCTCACTGACGCAGACGATAATCAAGACAAAGGTATGGCAGCATGGCAGCCCGAAGCAGGCGGCGCAAAACCACCAGATCCTACTCTTACAGGTGATTCAGATACCGATGATATGGCTAAAGCGCGTCACGCTATACAAACTGCAATGTGGCAAATTAAAAATCCAG